TTATATTCTGCATTCTTTTTCAATCATTTCATTGATAACGCTTTCGTCATACCCTCTTCCGTAATATTTGAAGATAACGCTTCCATCGTCAAATACTATCCAGTCACAATTAGTATCATTTAAAATTCCATCAAGTGCAACATCAGTCGGCAGTTCATGCCCGAACATTGAAAAATAACCAGCAGCTTCATCTATTGATGCAAAACTAAAAACTTCCCCGCCTTCTTCTTTGCATATCATGATATAATCATGCTTTGTGTATCCTTTTACAGCTTTCATTTTCTTTGCACCCCTTGTCTTTTATTTTTTTCCTGCTATAATCTAATTAAGCACTTGGGGCGGTTAGCAGGAATGTTTAGGTATCCGCCCCCTGTGTGATCCCTTATTCTATTTTATTTTCTTATTTCTTCAAGTATCTTGTCAATATGTTCCACGGTATGTATTTCTCCGTTTGTCCTTGCTACTTCTCTAATTGATACCAACATCGCTATTAAATCGGCTTTGCTCATTTCTTCGTTCTCCATTGTTTTCTCCTTTCCTGCTGTTCCCTTGTTACAATACCCATTGAGCCTATTTGTCAATCTTTTTTTACTCATTGAGCTACTTTTTTACAAAGAAAAAACACTATGATTCCATAGTGTCATCTTCTTCAAGCAGATCATCAACCGTCACATTCAAAACCTTTGCAAATAGCTTCAGTTCGTAATCGGTCACAAACCTTGTCCCTATTTCAATTCTGCTTATACTGTCGCGTTCCAGTGTTATCCCTTGCAGCTGAATTTTCGCAGCCAGTTCCATCTGCGTCATTCGCTTTTTCAATCGTTCAATCCGAATCCTGTCACCGCATAGATTCTTTTTGCCTTTATAGGTGTATATCTTCATCCTTCATTCTCAATCCCTTGTGTTAATGTTCAGCATCATTCTTGACATTAGCACTTTTTTCACCTATATTTGTGTTAATGATCAGAATTGCAGAAAACTGATCAAATATTATTATATAACGAAGGGGGCTTTTCCTATGTTTGGTAAAAAAGCAGATGACAAAATCGCCAAGAAACAGGCGGAGCAGGAAGCAAAAGACAAGGCGGCTATGGAAAAATTCGGTGTTGATTTCGACAGTTACACTTCGGACGACATCAAAGAAAAGAATGTCGCATCCCTTAAAGAAATCGCATCCAGTCTTGCAGGTTCAAAAATGTATTCTTTCGGAAGTCTTTTAAGTGGAAATTCAAATGAAACTTTCGCACTGGAAATGTCACGCGCACAGGTTGAACAGAATTTCATTCTTATGCGTCAGAATGAAGAAATCATCCGCCTGTTGAAACAGATCGCAGAAAAATAATTTTCTTCTTTTTTGTACATATTGTCATCGCATAGATTCCGATCAGCGTCATGTATTTGATCTGTTTTCGTGATATTGCACAAAAGGCAGCGACCGTTCTTTGATCGCTGCCTTTTCATTATTCCATTTTCTTACCTTTTAGGTACTCACAAAACAGCTTGTCTTCCTCTTCGTCCGCTTTCTTCGCTACCGCTGTTATTGATAACATGAAAATAGTTGTCACAGATCCAAACGCCGCAGACACGATTGCTGTGACGATGTATGATACCGGAACCATCGTTATTCCTCCGGAATAAATTCTGTGTGTTCTGGATCTCCCGAAATCCAGTATCCGTCTGTCGTCTTATAAAGTACCCTGTCACCGATCTTTGCTTTCTTCTCGACTTTCTTTTCATCAAACATCGTCACGCCACAAATCGCATCGTCTTCAAACGAAGGTCTTCTGCGAAGGCGAAGTCTTCCTTCAAACACTCTGCGGATCGTTCCATGTACTTCTTCTTCGCTTCTGGCTGCTGCCGCCGCTGCTTCAACGTCTTCTGCTGTGATTTCGTCCATTATTTCTTTCACTTCTTCAGCCGAAACTTCACCAACTTTTTCTCCGGTTTCATCATATGCATTCACAGATCCATCCGGTTTTTCTTCCAGTGCTGCATCATCTGGAACGTCATCTGTCACCTCAACTTTCAGCGGATACAGTTTTACACCTTCTTCATCCCATACTGACAAGCCATCCTTTTCTGCTGCCTTTTTTGCGTTCTGGATTGTTTTGTATCCCTTATTCGCTTTTTCATCGAAAGTGTTTCCAACATAAAACATCTGTTTCCCTCCTTCTTATTTTGCTTTCAGGTAACTGATTGAACTGAATCCGATATACTCCACTCCATCAAGCGTCACAGTAATGTATAACCATTTCGTTCCATTCGATGTATTATAATAGCCATAATTATGCACTGTGGTTCCTTTCGGAATACAGCACAAAGCCTTTTTGTTCTTTCCAGCGTCGTTTCTGCAATACAGATCAGCTGTTGTGACGTAGGATCCCGCCAGCTTCTTGTCGTACTCTCTCGCATAGCATGTTGACTTGACGGTTTTGCTGATGGTCTGATCTGCTGGCTGTGGCTTCGTAGTTGTTGCCGCTGATCCATTCAGAATTCTGTTTACTTCTTTCTGAATAGCATCCGGATCATAACCACTTGCCGAAAGTGCTTTTCTTCTTGCTTCTCCGTTCCCCCACTGTCCCGCAATTACTTCATGCGCTACGGTTGACACGCTCTTTCCCGGTGTATTTACTGGCTTGCTTTCCGCCTGATCACTGTCATATTTTGGTGTGATAAATCCTCGAATATATCTTCCATTCAGTGATACGGTTCTTTTCTTAACGCTGTCGCTGTAATTGCCTTCGGTAACGACAAAATATCCTGCTGCCTGATTAACATATGTAACCGTTCCAACATGATCCGGTGTTCCGATATTATCGCCCACGCCGTTATCCTGCCAATCATACAGCGCCGCTTCGCCCAGCTTCGGAACGTGTGCGTCATTTTCTTCCCATACGCCCATCTGCTTCGCTCTTTCAATCAGATAATAGCAGCTGATTTCAATCGGCATAATTGCCGTATATTTCAACGCGACGGCAAGTGCTGACCAAGTGCAAGCGCACCACGCCCATCCATACGCCATTTTTGTCCCGCGCGGGAATGCACCTGTGAAACTATTGTAAATATCAATAATTGATTTATATGATCCATCCGCTTCATTTTTTCCGATCCAGCTTTCTACCAGATCCACAACCGCCTGTCTTGAATACATTTTTGTACCTTCTTCCCCTGATTTATCCACATTGTCCACAACATACTGTTTAATCCACCGCACGCAACACTGATGTCTGCTTTCAAACTTTTTATCCCCCACCTGATTATCATTGCTTGTATCCTTCTGATCTAAGATCAGCGATGCATACACTGTATCAGGTGTGTATGGCTTTTTCGCTCTCGCAAAAATTCGTTTTACTGGTTTTGAACCACCAAGATGTTCTACTTCGCACCACATCATCTGTGCCTGTATATTATCAACGCCGTATGCTTCAGCTTCAGCGATATATTTTTCCATCAGTTCCTTGAATAAATCATCCTGACACTTCTTTCCTGCATCCGTTGTGATAATCGCAATCAATGCAGCTTTTTCTTTTGCTGTCGGATTCCATCTTGTAGCTTCCCAGTCTACT